GGCGAAGTGTCGTTGGCTGATACCATTGTAAAATTGGCATCTGATTACGTGGGTTCAAACAATGTTAATTTATTGAGTCCCTGTGGTCAGTTTGGGACTCGTCTCATGGGTGGTAAAGATGCGTCTCAGACGCGCTACATCTTCACCAAGTTGGCGCCCGGGACTCGTAAGATGTTCCACCCCCTCGACGAATCAGTGCTTACATACATGGAAGACGATGGGAGACGCATTGAACCGGAGTACTACGTACCAATCATCCCAATGGTGTTGGTGAATGGCACCGAAGGCATCGGCACTGGTTTCAGTTCCTACGTCCCACCATTCAATCCCGTGGACATCGTCGACAACTTGGAACGCATCCTGAAAGGTCTGACCCCGGTGGAGATGAAACCCTACTATCGTGGATTCAAGGGTGAAATCACGAAAGATGACAAAGACAATTGGGTGGCCGATGGTGTTTGGAAACATGGGTACAAATCTCTCGTCATCACCGAACTCCCCCCAGGGCGGTGGACCCAGGATTTCAAAGAATACCTCGATGAACTCACTGAAAAGAAAGTGATTCAAAACTACGTGAACAAGTCAACTATTGAAGACGTACATTTTGAAATTTCTGGATACGAGGGCGTGGATGTCGTGAAAGATTTCAAACTGAGGAAGACGATTCACACCACAAATATGCACCTCTTTCACCCAGACAGGGGCATACACAGATACACTTCACCGGAAGAAATTCTTACAGATTTCGTGAAAATTCGGTTCGACTATTACCTCAAAAGAAAGAAACACCTGATACACGAATGTGAGAAGAAAACAAGATTATGTACACACAAAGCTTTGTTTGTGAAAATGGTCGTCGATGGACAGATTCGCATCTTCAAAAGAAAAAGAACGGAACTCGAGAGTGAAATGATTCGTCACTTCCCGATGATTGATGGCACGTTTGATTACCTGTTGAACATCCGAACGTTCCAGTACACACAAGAAGCCGTGGAAGACTTGATGCGACAGGCTGCGCTCGCGCAGGAAGAACTTCAAACCATCACACAGATGACCCACGCACAGATGTGGCAAATGGATATTAAAAAATTATAAGTCTACATTAAGTATGGGTGAAGCCGCACACATCGCGCTCAGTGCCATCGGAAAGCAGGATACATACCTGTTATCGAAAGACCCAGAAGAAAGTTTTTTTAATTACAACTTTAAACAACACTCAAACTTCCGCAAGTTTCATAGAAATAAAAACATAACACCACCCTCGAATCGCCCGGACACGTGGCCTTTCGGGGAAACCATCAAAGTGCAGTACAACCCCCAAAACATGGGAGACTTGTTGTCGAACATGTATTTGAGCATCACGTTGCCCGCGCTCGGTGTTGGTGAAAACTACGCGGACCAGGTGGGCAGACACATTCTGTCCCACGTGAAGATGTTTGTCGACGAGTTGGAAGTTGAAACTTTTTGGGGTGATTTTGGTATCATTTATGATGAATTGTACACCGAAATGTCTGAAAAAGTCGCAAACCGGTTTCTTTTGAACCGGTCACTCGCGTTCGATAGCTCTGAAATTTCAAACAGCTACGCGGAATACACGTCGGACGTGGTGATTCCCTTGAACTTTTTCTTTTCCAGAAAGTTTGCCGCGGATGAATACGAGTCGAATCAACCCAACCGACCTTACTTCCCCGTGTGTGCGTGTCATCGACAGAAGATTGAATTTGAATTCACGTTCCAACCGCAGACCTTTTTTGCAAACACGGCGACGACGTTGTCTTTGTCAGAGTTTGACATCGTGACGGAAGAAATCACACTCAGTCCGGAGGAACGACTTTACTCCATGAACCACCAAGGCTTGTGGATCACCGACGTGGTCAAGAAACACCCGGTGATTTTGACGGACCCATCACAGGATTTCATCAAAAATCAACTCATACCAAACATCCCCGTAAAAGCGATTCACTGGTTCTTCAGAAACACGAAATTCGAAGACCCCGCAATCGTCAAAGAACCCGGTGAAACTGAGGAGGGAAATTTTTACATCAACAACAGATTCAATTTCAGCTCAAACGTCAACTTTGACGAACTCAACACATTTTTCTATCCAGTGATGCAAAAAGCCCAGTTCTACATCGAAGGCACGCAGCTCCCGAACATGACTTCGACGGACCACGCGTTTTATAAATACTATGTGCCGTACGAAAAAAGATTGTCGCGACCAATCAGAAATATATACTCATACAGCTTCTCGATGAATCCAGTGAATGTGCAACCATCGGGAAGTTTAGATTTCAGCCAACTCCAATCAAATAAAACGACGATCGAGTGCGACTTGTTACCTACGAGTGAGACCTATTCGTTACACATGTATTACACCGGCTACCAGACGTTTAAATTTGAAGGTGGTTTCATGACGCTTGCTTATTAGCCATCAATTCAGACTTGTGCGTTGACAAGAAATGAATCACGTCATTCTTAATACACCATTTGATGAAATTCAACTGGGCCACCGTCGTGTGGATTTCCTCAGATGTTCCAGGAATCGTGTATTGAATTTTCTCTGCTCTACAAAACGGGTCGAAAAGTTTTTTTGAATAGCCTAGGAGTGAAGACTTGTACGCGCAGTGCACACTAAATACTTTGCCATCCCCCGTCTTATAGGATGTGTGATGTTTCTTTGCGTAGTTTGTGATGAACCATTCCAGATTTCTCAAAGAAATTCCAGATTTTTTATTTAAAATGTTCGTCAAAGTTGCTTTATTCTTTTCATCGTTGTAAAAATCATTTATAGAAGTTAGTAGAATATCGGATTTACTCATTAAATAATATACTATTCAAATCTATAAGCTTCTTTCTATCCTGTTCCTGACATGCCGGACATGTGTGGTCGTACAGAATATCCATCCCGTGCGTGTGTGAATTAATCGCGTTCACCACGACGATGGGTTGTAAGTTTTGCTTTTGGTGCAAATGTAAAGTACAATATCCCCCGTGTGTGCCTCTTCGAGTACAACGCACACCATCCTTCTTCACACCCTTACACCGCGTCCTGTCCGTAAACTCCGGGACATCGCGAAGCAGCAAGTCTTTCGATATTCCATGATGCTTCGCAATGTGATTTATGTACCCGTCTAATTTGTCGTTGTATTCTAAAGTTATCGCGCCGACTTCGGTTCGTACCCTACGCTCCACCTCGTCATCTATCATTCTCGCGACTTTTTGAGTGAGTTCATCACTCATGGCTCTTACTTTTAGAGCGCTCGTAATTTTTAAATAAATCCGTGATGGTCGTCTTTTGTTTAGGCATGGCTTTAGCCCTCGGTTTTTTCGGAGGTTTATTTTTTTCTATAATTTCTCCAAATATAGTCTGTTTAGCACCAGATACCAAGGGTTCGAGAAGATCACACACTGGATTTAAAAACTTATTCACGAAATAATAGTGATAATCCACCGGGATGTCGTGTTCTTTCACATATTGTGGGTCCTCTGCCTTTTCAAACGCCTTTGCCTTGGCGTCTTCGGTTTTCGTCAAAATGTACGGCACCCGGTCTCCACTTTGTGGCTCAGAACCCGGTTTACGCTCACGCATTTTATTATGAACCTGGACGTGCGCCATACTTATGTCCCAACTGCGGTCGATGTCTTTGATAGACACGGGCGTGCCCTTGACCTTGTACGTATCAGAGAGCGACTGGCTTAAGATGAGTTTGTCGTGCGGTACATCACCGGTGAGAAGTTCGAGCGCGCGCTCTCTCGCGAGCACTTGTGGGGGCTCCGGGTCCGAAGACGTCAAGATGACGTCGAGTAACTCTTTACACACCTCTCGCACGTGTGGTGTGTTGTCGCGTCGTACGAGTTGTAACCCCTTGACATCAACGTACTTGAATTCTACTTTTCCTGATTTATTCTTTTCCCAAAGCTTTGCGGCGTATCTCTTTTTTGAATATAAAATGTAGGGCATGTACACCTTTTCCAACTCCAAATCGTTGGGTTTTTTGAAAAGTTTCGTGCACTCCGTCGCCGCCTGCTCCCCGAGCTCCCAGCTGTAGTCGATGGCATCCTGACCCGTTCGACCCTGGACATCAAATTCAACCATGACTGAATCCGTGTCACCGTATCGAACCTTTGCCCCTGGAAAGTTTGCCTCCACGTAATTCTTCGTCTCCTCAATCATAGAACGCCCCTTGAAAGTGACGGATGACGCGATGGCCACGCACGGCAACATCCCACGCGCCGCACCCGTGAAACCATAACACGAGTTCATACTAATTTTATACGCCAACTGCTTGCCGTTGTATACCTCTTTCATGCCCTGCGTCGTCGCCGCGGCCATGTCCTTTTTGGCTTGTTTACGAAATTGCTTGAGCTCTGCCAAAATCGTCGGTAGCAAACTCGGCACGTTTTGTGCGAATTTGTACGTCTTCCCCGAACTGAGTGTAAATGTTTCATATTCCACACCAGGAATGTTTCCATATTTTCTCTCGTCCATCACGTACGTGGAATAACAGAGATTGTGCGCCATCATGATTGAGGGATACAGCGAGGCGAAATCGAGCGCGGTGATGGGTGCGTAGTACGCTCCAGATTGTGCTTCGAGAACGGTGGCCCCCTCGTACCCTTCCTCTGGTAAGGTTCCCTGATAAATCACGGGCACGAGAAATCCAAGCTCGGCGGCTTTTTTAGTCAACTTTGAGAAGACTTTAATTTGCTGTCCTCTCTCGACGAGGAAACAGAGTGGCACGGAAGTGGCCTTCGCCATCTCCAACAGATTCACCAGTATACAGAGTTTCGAGAGCAACTTGTGTGGTAACAAAGTATCTTTGATGCAGTAATCCGCGACTTCACCCAGACGCGCGGGGTCGCCTTCCTCAAACCTCGCAAAAATCTCACGAGGGGGCATGTCAAGTTTCTGGTCACCCAGGTAAAGTTGCGCGACGCTGTTGAGTTTGTAACTATCCAATTTATAGCCCTTTTTAACTTCATGAAACAAATCAAAAACAAAACGACCACTCATGGGAAGAAGCTTTAACTCGTTATCACCGAGCGCACTCGATGAAAGTTTTTTGTACACGATTTCACACGAGGCATCTTTAAATTTACCCAGGTTGTAAAACTCTGGACGACATTTACACATCACACCCCTCTTCATGATGTACTCCAGATCGAACCCAAAAATATTCCACCCAGTGATGACGTCAACATCTTTCACCCTTAAAAACTTTTGAAACGCTTCCAGAAGTTCACGCTCGGTGTCGAAAGAACGCACGTTATCACCCCGAGTCTGCTTGTAACACAGACACACTTCCTCGTAGGGTTCGTCGGAACCAAAATGACAAAGTGTGATTCCAATCTGAAAACAACAATCTCCAGGCACGTCGGCATCCGGGAACTTTCCAGTGGAGCTGGTGCATTCAATATCTACGGACGCGACGACGAACGGCGCGATATCATCTCTTTTCACAGGCGTGAGCGTCGTCCAGTCGTTGCAGAAGAGGTCAATGTCCACGTGTGCGAGGTAAGACCGGACGCATTGAGAACCAGTGTCTAACCAACCGGTGCTTTCAATGCCCGTGCGGTGCATCAGACGGAGCATGGGGTCTAGGTTTGCTTCGTAGACTTTAAGTTTCGTCGAACCTCTCGCGAGTTGCACCGGGTACTTGAGCGTGTTTGAGATGTACCGACGTTTCGCCAAACTCGCGCAATCTAAGCGCATAAATGGAAACTCTTCATTGTTCTGGAACCCCCA